CGGGTTCCTTCCGGCGAAACAACTCGAAGACGCACAACTCACCATTCGATCCCTGCAAGAGATGCTCTGCGAAATGCAGAAGGCACTCCACGCATCCCCAGGACCCCCCTCTGCGAAGAACTATGTTCCTTTGAAGTGAGTTACTCCAGCGGTTTCAGTTCAAATGAGTAATCAGTAGCAGTGAGCTTCGGCTCATGGCGACGCACAATCTCACGCATGACATCCTCGCCGTGTTCGGGCAGGATTTCAAGCAGATAGTCGTGCAACTGTTTCTTCGAGAGGGTCCATCCCTTTTTCCACTCTCCCGGCTTCTTCACTTGGAAGACAAGCTGGGAGGTCTTGAGTTCAATCTTATCAGGTAGAGGTTCCTTGACACGGGCTTCGGCGTAGGCTGCTGCGAGATCCAGTTCGAGAGAGCGACGCTGGTCCCGAAGGTCGCCTGCGCGAGCATTGATCTCAGAAAGCTTACGGTTGACATCGAGATATTCAGTAAGGACAGGCTTCAGTGACTCCATTGATGTTCCTTCCCAGGAGAACAATGTGTCCGTTTTGAACAAGGATGTCCGTCTTTGACGAGCAAGAAATCAAACGCCTCTGTGAGGTGTATAATCGTGAGCATCCTCGCGAGACGCCGATTGACTGCGACAAGCCCGCAGAGGATGTCTGGCGTGAGCTCCAGTCCCGTCTAGGAGCCAAGTGCAAGACCGGACGTGCGGAGTGCATCGTCAGCAGTCTCCTTCGTCGTCCTCGTGCACCCAAAGAATGGGCATTGAACCGCGAGGAGTGGCTGTCGTCAGATGACATTGATGCGGTCGAGAAGAACTATATGGATGTGTTTGCGGATTATGCGTATGTCGGGACAGTGCCCATGGACTTTGACCTCCAGGATGAGACGCGCAAGTGCCTGGTCTCCACGCTCTGCAGTCTGAAGCTTCCTGATATGGTCAAGAAGGGCAAGGAACGGATCGGTATCGTTGTCAACACCGATCCGCACGATGGACCTGGTCAGCACTGGGTGGCTGTGTTCTGTGATATCCGCAAGGAGCTCGAGTATCCGCGTGTCACCTACTTTGACTCCTATGCCAAGGATCCGGAGAAGGAGATCAAGGTTCTCATGAAGCGTTGGGCAGAGCAGTGGGATGCCACAGGCGTTCACAAGAATCCCATGAAGCTGACCTTCAACAAGACACGGCACCAATACAAGGACTCCGAATGTGGTATGTACTGTCTGTACTTCCACTATGCCTGTCTCATGAACCTTCCGATGAACGAACGGATCCCCGATGACGTCATCAACGCCTTCCGCAATCTCCTATTCCGGATGCCTTCTGTAAACAAATCATCCGAGAAAGAGTAATGGAAGCACTCCTTGCAGTTGTTCTACTGCTCTTTATTGGGTATCTTCTTTACGAAGAGACACTTGGAGATCCGGAAGATCCTCCGGCACCTCGTGGGCGTCTCTGTGACTTCATTGCAGCCGGTGGAGTCTACGAACCGTTAGCAGATGTCCTTGCTCGTGGCTCTCGTCTCTATGAGGTCCACGTCTACTCGGATGAACGCGATCACCCCGTCGTAGCCAAGCATCCTCTCAACGATGGATATAACTATGCCGAGGTCAATGTATCCTTTGAACAGGTCTGTGTGGACGTAACCAATGACGCCTTCCCTAGCAAAGATCCGTTCATTCTATCCATCTTCCTCCACACGGACAAGGCTGTGACTGCCAACGAGTGCGCCTATCATCTCAAGACCACCGCACGTCGTCACTTGTTCAAATCCGAAGGCGATGTAGCTCGCATGCCTTTGGACCAGCTCGCCAACAAGCTCATCCTCGTCTCAGGTGGAAATGTTCGTGGAACGGAGCTGGAACCAATGATCAACCTCTCTTGGTCCGGCGAGGACCTCCGTCGTCTCTCCTACCAGCAGGCTCTTCACCCTCGCGACGAGCCGGGGCTGATTGCGTTCAATCGCGACCATATCAGTCTGGTTGCCCCTGAGACGGAAGTGCGAACGGTTGGCGCCAACCCCGACCGCCCCAAGTATCTCGGCTGCCAATGGAATCTCTATGACAAGAGTGGGGGAGGGTTCGTTGAAAAACCATCGCCTCTGCGCTCGAAGTTCCTGGGCGAGTAACTAATTCCTTTCTCGTCTCACTAACAAAATGGCTTCTCCTGCTCCTACTGGTCCTACTGGTCCCGCCGCCGCCCCTGCTCCCGGTGCCCCTGGCACCGGCAGCTCTGCTCCTGAACCCTCTATCCCCTCCGGCGCCCCTAAGCCTGGAGGTGGTCGTCGTGGTGCCGCTGGTTCCTGGATGGCTCACGTGAAGGCGACTATGCGTGCCCACAAGGGTCTCAAGCTCAAGCAGGTTCTCAAGCTTGCTAAGAAGACCTACAAGAAGACTGCCAAGCGTGGTGGTGGTACTGCCGGTCAGGTCTACCAGCCTGCTCAGCTCGGCGGACGTCACCGTCGTGGACACAAGTCCCGCCGCGGTTCTCGCCGTGCGTAAAACGAACCACTGCGGTTCAAAAAGATAGTTGTTACCCACAATGGATCCCCCTAAAACCCGTAAAGAGTCGAAGAAGGACGCCAAGACCAAGGCGCAAGGCAAGAGTATCTACAGCGCCAAGCACATTCGTCAGGTTGAAGCTCTGAAAGAGCGCAAAAAGACCTAAGCCTTCTTCCCTCCCAACAGACACTTCGATGTTACACGCCGTGTCAACGCAGGATTTCTGTCCTTCGTATACACGCCTTTCGCTACACGCCGGCACGTTTTTCCCTTGTAGCTCTTCCCAGTGCACCCACTCTTGTAGTAGGCCAGATGCGCCATGTATCCACGGTAGGACCGGATGGGAACCTTGACTGTCTCTGAGAGCTCCTTCATGAGCCCATACATCCAATGAGTATACGCACGCTGGGAAGTCAGCGACGGCTCATGTGCCTTGATGTACCTCTGAAACACCTTGCGGAGTTCGCCGAAGGGATATGCGTCTGCGAGATGATGAAGGAACTCGCGTTGAGTCGACATATCCCGAGGTTCAGGGGAAGGCGGAAAGTTGTAAGATACCGCCATGAGAAAGTCACGTCCCGGAACAGCGTCGGGCTTCTCCATGCGATCATACTTGGCTTTCACCTCCTCATAGTCAGGGTCCGGTCCGGGGTTGATTACCTTGGGATCGTCCGCGCACTGAGTCCTGAGCTTGTTGTTCACCATGTTGTGGATGTGATAGAGCCACTTGCCGAGAGGCTTGTGGGGCGGATGCTTTTTGACGAACTCCGAGGTGGACGCACGGCAAAATTTGCAGGGGAGGACGTCCTTCATGTCATCAAGAACATGACGGGCATCCTCTGGAGGAGTCTTGAAGGCGATCAGGTGGAACAATTGCCACCCACTCGGTCCCCAGAAGCGAGTATCCATTACTCTACGCCGAGAAGGTTATCGTATGCCTCCCAGCCGTAGGAGTCCAGGAACTTCTCCACTCGCTGAGGGTGCCAGACATTCATCATGAGTTCCTCCTTGAGGAGCTTGGTCTTGTGGACCGTGCGGACGAACTCAGCTTGAACCGTCTTCAGATACTCGTCCTCAAGAAAGTCCTTCGCCCTTTCAATGCTGGGTTCAACCAGGATGAAGCCATCCTCGTCACGGACATAGTAGTCTCCGTCGAAATCGATGTATGGCTCATAGTCGTAATTGGCATAGGTCTGCCAGAGGTAGTAGCTGTCACCTTCCTCGATCTTCTGGAGGCCGAGAAGGTACTTGTCGTAGATGCGCTTGAGAATCTTGAGAAGTCCATCTTCACCAGGGGAGTAGGTGTTGATAAACTTGTTGACTTTCTCTGCCCGTTCGCGGGCAAGCTGGTATTCTTGAAGGTAGTTCATTCTGCGGGGTCAAGACTCTTCCTTCTTGATCGCATGGATCCGTTTTTTCTCCGTCCCTCTTAACAAAATGCTCGATACTAAGGACATCATCATTCTCACTGCCGCCTTCTACCTCGGCTCTGTTGTGGCTCGTTTCTTTGCCGCCCTCACGGATGGTATCATCGCTCCTCTCCTTGCTCCTCTCGGTGGCAAGGGTCTCGCCGAGTCCGTCGTCGTTGTCGGTGGTGTGACTCTCAAGACTGGCGAGCTCATTGCATCCACCATTCAGCTCATGATCTCCTTCGCTGTGGTCGTCTACGCCATCGGTGTCCTCCGCACCTACTACCTCTCCAAGATTGGCGCCGGAAAGGGCAGCATGGCGTAAAAAAGTAAATACAACAAAGTAAATGAAACTCTTTGGATTTCACGTTCCAGGCACTGCTGAAGAAGAAGAGGTTGTAGATGCGTCTGCAACAAGTGGTACTGCTCCTCAACTCAGCAGTGAAGACGCTGTTGCTGGTGGTCGCCGCCGCGGGAAGAAGACGCGTAAGCCTCGCAAGGGTCGCAAGGGTAAGTCTAAGCGGGCCCGAACCGGAAGGAAGTCCAGCCACCTCTAGGCATCTTTCCAAACTGGGTTGCGATACGCTTTTGAAGATCGGTAGCTGAACCGCGGTTACCAAGTTCATTATCCTTCTTCCAGGTCTGGAAGGTCTGTGCAATACTCTGCCAAGACACAGGCTCGGGCATACTGTCCGGGTCTCCCACCACGGTTCCCACATCGTGGATATACTCACGGATGAACCGGGCGATCACGTCCGACTCCTCCTTGTATTCATTCGTATACGCCATGACCTCCTGAGGAGGGACGAGCTTACGCCATCCATTGCCCTCTTTGTAGAGGTGAATCAGGTACGACATGAAGCAGGTTGCCCACTCCTCAGAGACTGCCTTCTTCACGATCGACTCATCCACAGGGAGCTCGTAAGGTGCTCTAGGTTCAGCTACGAACTTCATTGGGAAGTCCACAACAATCAACCTGCGCCAGGTGCCTCCATCCGTGGTGTTGACCTTTGGCTTCTCGTTACACGCCAAGTGGAAGCGAGCCTGAATGTCGAAGTCGATCATCGCTTTGGATCCAGCGTAGAGGTCACGGGCTGTGATCTTCTCACAAGAGGCCAGCTCCTTCATGAGACCCGTGTTCAGAGGCACCTG